TCAGTAATAATTAATAAAGGAATAAGATTATGAAAACAATTTATGAAGGAAAAATAAGAATAACTACTGAAGAAGAGTCAGAAGAATTTGTTGCTATTATAAGTACAGAAACAAATAGAATAATCTCTTCAAAAACAAATAGAGAATATGCAGCAATAGGTGAAGTAATGAATGAATTTAAAAAAGATATTATAAATAAAGCAAAAGAAATAAAATGACCGAAAGAAAAGAATTTTTTGGAATGAAAGAAATATACTGTAAGCGCAATATAAAAGATTGTAGATATTGTTTCGACACAAGATGCTTAAATAGAACGGAAAAATATTCATATATAAATACTAAAAAACACAAACAATTTATATCTAAATCAAATAGAGTATGATATGAAAAAATCAGAAAGAAAAGAATTACTAAATAAAGTAATAGAAAATATAAATAAAGAATTAAGAAAAAACTATGCCGGACCATTAACAGAAAGATACACAAACATAATATTAAATACTAAATTGTCCACTAAAACCAATCAAAATTCACTAAAAGCCACGTAGAAAATAATTAAAAAAGTTATATTTATTTTATATAACAATTATTATATACTGATTACATGGCAAGAATAACAGGGTACAATAAAGAAGTTCATCCCAAAATAGTAAAACGCTTGATTTCATTAGATTATACAGATGAACAAGCAGCTCAACATATGGCGATATCAATTGCTACATTTAATAATTGGAAAAAGAAATACCCTGAATTCTTAAAAGCTATACAACAAGGATCATATGAACCAATTAAAAAAGTAACAGGAAAGATGTATAGAATAGCTAATGGATATGATTATGAAGAACCTATATACGAAATAATATATCCACCAGAAAACAAAGGCGCTAAAGGAAAGAATGGTAAACCAATGGGACGTAAAAAGACTCCTGAAAAAAGATTGGTTAGAATAGTAACAAAACATATGCCTCCAAATGTTATTGCACAAAAGTTTATATTAACTAATAAAGATAAAACAAAATGGCAAGAATCAAGTAAAATAGAAGTTGGTGGCCAAATGGAATATATAGTAAAAGCACCTATAATCCCAGTAATACCTACTATTAAAAAGGAGAAAAAGAAATGAGTGAAAGATTACCGTGTAAAGATATCAATGTTGAATCATCTATTTGTAAAAGGAATAATAGAATTTGTATTAATTGCAATGGATATGAACCTATTGAGCAAATAGAATCTTTTGATGATGGTTTTAATAAAGTTGCATTACCTGAATTGCCAGATAATAGCAATTATAGAAACAATAAAGGAAAAAGATAAGAAATAAATGTCAGATTCCGATGGCAAGATAAAAATTGATTTAACTCATGCTCTTGAATATATGAATCCTGCATTCTATGATTTATATCAAGATCAGCATCCTCTTCAAGTTGTTATCGGAGGCGCGAATAGTTCTAAATCATTTACAGTTGCTCAGAAAGTAATATTAAAAACAATGCTTTCTAAACGATCAAGATGGTTATCAATAAGAAAAGTAAAAAAAGATGTTAAGCATTCTGTATATGATACGCTTCGAGATATTATTTGTGATACTGATGGATTTAATCTCGAAGCGTTGTTTTCATTTAATAATACAGATTCATCTATTGTATTTAAGCCAAATCGTTCTGATATATTAGGTGTAGGTCTTGATGATGTTAATAAATTAAAATCAATAAAAGATCCAACAGGGTTTTGGGTTGATGAAGCAGATCAAATATCATATAAAGATTTGCAACAATTACGATTACGATTAAGAACTAATAATAAATCAAATGAATTGCTTCAAGGAATATTATCTCTCAATCCAATACATATTCAGCATTGGATTAAAACAGAATTAGTTGATAAGAGTCCTGAAGATGTATTTTTTCATCATTCGACATATAAAGATAATTTGTTCCTATCAGATAAAGTACGCGAATATATGGAATCAATTACAGATCCTTATTTCAAGAAAGTATATGTACTTGGAGAATGGGGTGTTTATGGAAATACTGTATTTGATAATATTGTAATAGAAGATTTCGATTATACAGAAGACGATCTTGAAAATGTATTTACTGGAATGGACTTTGGTACTGTTCATGCTTCTGCAATAGAGCGAGGCGGATTCAAAGATGGTGATTTATATTCATTCGACGAGATATGGGGAAAGGGTTGGACGAATACAGATTTTATACAAGCTGCTGAAGACTATTGGGAAAATCAAATTGGGCATGATTGGTTAATAACAGCAGATAGCGCAGAACCTGATCGTATTGAAGAATGGAGAAGAGCTGGGTGGAATATAGAGCCTGCTAAAAAAGGTCCAGGATCATTAGGATATGGAATTGGCTTTCTAAAATCGAGAACATGGCATATACATAAGACATTTTGTCCGAACCTTGCAAGAGAGGCTCAACAATTTAAAAGGAAAGAAGATAAATCAGGAGAGCCAACAGAAGGATTCGTTGAACAGAATGACGATGGAATTGCAGCAATGAGATATGGTACTGAATCTGTTTGGCATCCTGGATATTATATTGGAAATCTCGATGAAGATGATTATGGCATATCTGCTGACGATTTAGGTTTATAAAAAGGAGAATTGAATTATGGAAGTACTTGGAGAATCATTACCAAAAGAAATGGCACGAGTAAGGGAATTAATTATTCAGTATAATGATCCAATGTTAAATGGTTGTGGAAGAATGGCAGCAGCTATGATGGAAAATAGTTTAAGAGAAGCAGATAAGGCAGCAATGAGTGGTGATCTTGTTGCTATGATAAATGCATATAATGATCTAAAGGATTATAGCTAAATGAAAGGCGCGTGGAGCATTTTGATGTTTAGTTTTATTTGTTTACCATTAGCGATATGGAAAATAGTAGATATAATAATATTCATTATTAATCACGTTACTATAGTTTTAAGGTAATTAGTCAATAATGTGTATAGTCATCAATAAAATGACAATACAGTAAGTAAATAAGGCGTAAAAAACGATTATAAAGAGGAGTCAGGATTGAAATATTTGATGTTTGATAGCGAAATTACAACAGAATCAATAGAAACTCTTATTAATAAAATAACTGAAGATGTTATTATAAACACAAAGCAATTAAAAACTTTGGCTATTAATGCTGAACTTATATCTGGAGGAAAAATATTATGACTATAATGAAGACCGAAAGCGAACAATTAACTACAGAGGAAATTCTTTCATTTATTAATACATATAAAGCAATCGAAGTTCCAAAGCTCGATAAGTTATGGGAATATTATCTTGGACATAATACTAAGATATTAAAACGAACAATAGCTCCAAATGTGAACAATCCTGATAATAGAATTCCTGTTCCATATGGACGTAAAATTATCACTACTTATTCTGGATATGCTTTTCGCCCAAAATATATTACTTACAAAGAAATTGAAGATGAAACAATTGAAGTTCCTGAAGGTGAGAAAATAGAAACTCCTTATTACGATCAATTAAATGAAAACTTTAAAATAAATAAGGAATGGATTAAAACAAACAGAGCTGGTCGCAATACTGCAATATTTGGATTAGCATATGAGCTTGTTTATATTGATACAGAAACAGCATTAAACGAAAAAGGAATGATAACTAATAAAAATTACGCTCGTTGGGTTTCTGTTGATCCTCGCGAAATGATATTATTATATGATTTCAGTATTGAACCTAAAAAGAAAATAGCAATTAGGTTTTTTAAGACAGAAGGAAATAATGGCCGAGTCGAAGTTTATTATGACGACCATTATGAAAAATATATTTGGACAATGAAAGATGACGAAGGTAACGAGGAAAAATTAACTAAAGAAGGCGAAGATTATACAAACTTCTTTGGACAAATTCCTGTAGTATCATATTATTTCGGTGATGAAATGAATGGATTGATTGAACCTGTTCTTCCATTGCTCGATGCTTATGACACATTAACATCTGATTCAATGAATGAATTCGATAGATTTGCTTTTGCTTATTTGATTATGAAAAAGTTTGGATTAACAGATCAAGCAAAAAAGCAAAGTTCTGAGATGGTAGAATCAGCAGCAAGAACATTAAAAAAGAAAAGAATATTTGAACATTTGCCAGAAGGGGCAGATATATCTTTCCTGACAAAAGATATTCCAGATGGTTTTATTAAATTTATGACTGATCTATTGAAACAAGAAATACACGCTCAAGCTCATGTTCCTGATTTCACAATGATGACGGGAGCATTAACGGGAGCTGCAATAGACAGGCTTTTATTTGACTTTGAAAATGTTGTTAGTTCTGCTGAAGCTGATTTTGATGTTGGATTATGCGAACGAATTGATTTGATTTCAATTATATATCGAACCACAGGAGGAGTCGACGGATCATCAGATCAAATAGTTATTACTCATAAAAGGAATAAACC